CATATGGTCGCTTTGCCCTCTGCCCGGTTCGTCGCCTCCTGTGACCGCCATACTTCTATCCTCGCCTGGGCAGCTATCAGCATCCAGCGAAGCTCCTCACGCACCTCTACGGCCTGCTGAAGGGCCAGCAGATGCTGCTTGTAGCGGTGGCTGGCATACGCCTCCCTCTCCTGCATTGCAGCGGTCTTGTGGCCCATTGTCTCGGCCTCAATCATCTGCTCGGCTTTGATCGTCTTGCGTAGCTCCTCCATATAAACCTTGTTGGCTTCGGCCTGCGCGTAAGCCTTGGACTTGGCGATCATGAAGTCCACCGCAGCCTGAGGGTCAATCAGTTTTTCAGTCATTTCGCTCTCCGATAAATCGCTCTCTCATCTGCATCATCTGAGCGGCCATGCGGTATGACCGCTCCGCGATCCGACGCCGGTACTCTTCGCTTCCCAAGAGTGACGAATCATTGATCTGGTTCATCATGGCGAACATCGCAAACAGGTCGATCAACTGTGGCTCTGGCTTCATGATTTCGCCTTGAATAGTGCTTGCCCAGCAGCGGCCGGGAAAACCGCTCCCCAGGCAACGATCTGCTGGACATCCATCTTCTCGAGGAACCCATCGACCGCGCTGATGCGGTATTCGATCTTGCCCCCATACGTCTTCACTTTGGCGATCCCCACAGTTCCCTTGGACGAGGTGAACCAAGTCCAATCAAGTGCAGTGCTTTCGTTCATTTTTCTCTCACTTTAATTTTTAACATCCCGCCGATGTGCTCGGCCCAGTAAATTCTCAGGTCGACGATGTTGCTGTCGTCTTCCCATACACCCGCGTGAGTGCAGCCATCCAACGCCGCCTTCAGAAGGTTGTCCAGATCGCGCCTGCGGTTGTCTGGCCTCCAGGCTTCGATCTCCACCAACAGCTTGCCGGCAAGGTTCTTCGCACCGCGCTGTATCAGCACCTGATCGGCCACCGCCTTGCGGTACTCGCGCCCCTTTGCGCTGATGATCATGCGCCCCTGGAAAGTTCTCCAGTAGGTGTTGACTGAGGGAGGCCAGGGGAGCGTCAGTTCAATCATTGCCGCTGGCTCGGGATGCGGTTCAGGATGGCCCGTGCGGCGTTATTCAAGGCGGTAGAGGTCTCACCCTCACCCTCCATCGCCGCAAGCTCTGCAACAAGCTCTGCACAGGCCTGACGCTCGATCATGATGGCCTGCTTGCTGGTCTGGATGGCGATGGCCATGATCTCCGCCTTGGCCTCACTCATTGCTTTGTTGAATTCCTCTTGCGTGAACAGGGCTTGGCCCTGCGAAAAAATGTTTTTCTCAAAGTTCATTTCCATTCTCCTTGTTGTATCAATTTATTCACACAAGCCATAAATGCTGCTACACATTGGCCCGTCATTAGCGGTTCTCAAAAAGTCATATTGAGTCCCCCCTCTGCTGGTTTTAGACCACTCAACCATCGCATAAATGTTTGCCAAATCTACACATTGTTCTGGGCTTAAATTTTTTCCACGATTAGCACCAGCAAACAAAGTGGCAGCCCCCTTTTTGCTGGCCTCCTGAACCAATTTTTCCCATTCCGAAACGCGCTTAATTTCTTCAGGAAAACGGCGACTAATTTCTAAAAGCTCATCTTTACGGGTGTTAATGCAAGGCATACATCCCACTCGGCCCATGCCCTGCTCATACAGCGGGTTGTGTTTGATCCCGTGCTTTCGATGCATCGCAAACGCATCTTCAGCCGTCCACTTTAAGATGGGACGATAGTTCCACAATCCACCACCAACATCTTGCAACTCTGACAAATCACGCCGTGAGAGGCTTTCATCAGCACGAACGCCCTGCCATGACCAAATTTCATCTCCTTGATCTAAAAGGGGCATTTGAACTTGCTCAATGATTGGGTTGCGTTTGAGTTCTTCGCTGCAAAACGCCGCCTTAGTGCTTGGGAATCGACCACTGACAACGCACAAGTCAAGGAAAGGTATGCCCGTAGGGTGAAGAACGGCCAAAGCCCTCAGAACTTTTTCTTCTGGTATTCCTTGCTCTCGCCACTTTGTCTCAACCCATTTGCGTTTTGACTTAAAACGATCAGTAAAGTCAGCCCGGATTGTTCGAATTGGAAACACCTCGTCATTGAGGTACTGAACGTACTCATAAGTCTGAACGTGTTCGTGTCCGGTATCAGCAAACACCGCTTGCAAGTTTTCTGTATTGCGCTCAAGCGCCAGAAGCAAAAGAGCCGTGCTATCTTTGCCTCCAGATACGCTGACAATGTTATGTTTCATTTGTTTTCTCCAATTGATTGCTTCCAGTTTCCGTCTTCGCCTCGGTTGCCAAGAGACCATTCAATGCGAACATCCGCCTCAAGACGGGACTTGGGGTGAAGGTCATTCCACCCCTTGATACGCTGCCCATACTTGTCAACGTAACCTTTGAGCCATCGGTACGCACCATCACGATCTTCAATCCTTTTCTTGATGACCCAACGAACGAGACAACGGTAGCGATGCTCATCTTCATTCAAAACCGACCCCCCGCATCAAACGCCATAGGCACGCTGTTGTCGTGCTCGAGGAACTGCTGGCTATCCTTGTGATACCACAACGAGTACCAGTCTTCTGCCTCTCCATTGCGCTGCTTCTCGCACATCAAGATCGCGTCGGGCTTAAGTGGATCGGGCGTGTTCCCGTTCTGCACCTCGTGCTCCTTCTTCTTGTTCCTCCACATCAGCAGCACGTTGTCCACTTGATCTGCAATCGCACCAGTACCCTTGATGTCGGTCTTGCTGGGCATCTGCTCCTCGTTGCCGAGCTTTCGGATGTGGTGGATCAGGTGGACGTGGATGTGGTGATCCCTGGCCAGGGCGGTCAACTCGTCGACGAACGCCTTTTGGGCGTTGTAGTCATCTTCCCCTGCGACGCACTTCATCAGAGAGTCAATGAAGACATGCTGCACGTCAAGCTCCATCGCGCAGTACCGGGCCATCGCAATCACCTGCTGGCTTGAGGTCGTGCCTTGCTGGTCATACAGCCACAGCCCACCGCGGCTGAAGTGGGTGAACCTCTCCAGCAGCCGGCCGATGTAGGTGGCCTTGTCGGTGTACTTCGGGAACTCGATGTTCTCACCGGCGAACTGACGCAACATCCGGTAGATCGTGCGCTTGGGCTTCATCTCGAAGGACGCGATGCATACCCGCTGCCGTTGCTTGATCAGGCTCATGGCCACCTGCCCGGTGATCAATGACTTGCCTCCACCGTTAGATCCCGCGTACAGGGTCACCTCACCTGGGCGGAACCGAAACCCCTCATGGGTCTTCGGCCAAGGCATGGTCGAACTCTGATCGCGCTCAGGCGGCTGGATAAGCTCCTGCTGCAACTCCTCGAGCCAGACAGAGGCCTCATGCACCTTGTGGGTCACGTCGTTTGCCTTGAGGTACTTCTCGGTGTCGATGTCCTCGGAATTGATCATCCGGATCTTGCGGGCCTCGTCGAGTTGACGCGCCCTCTGCTCAATCATGCTCACGTTAGACATGTGCGTACCTCATCGCTTCTTCGATTCGCTGGTAGGCCGTGAGCATGCGCTCGCGGGTTTCTTCGCTGATGGGTTTTCCATTGCCGATGTCGAAGGCGACGATCTGCACCACCAAGGCCTCAAAGCCGATGATGCGCATCAGGTCGCTCGCGTAGAAGGCCGGCTTGATCGCAGGCTTACCCTCGACCGGATACTCCTTGTGCTTGGGCGGAAACAGATCGCCGATGTCCAGGCCGACCGCCCCGACCACCGAGTGGACGTCACAGCCGGCAAAGCAGTGCAGCAGCACCCTACCGTCGTCGGCAGCCTTGATGGCCAGGGAAGGCCCCTTGTCGTCATGCGCCGGGCAGCGGGCAGTCCATGAACCATTCCGGCCCTTGACCTTCTCGAGCCTTTGGAGCAGGTTCTCGACCGGGTTCATTTTTGTCTTGCCTTCAGCATTGCGTCAGCTATAGCGTAGGCGGCTGATGCCATGCAATTTGGAACGTCCACTTCTTCTCCTGCACCATCAAGCCAATCGGGGCAACTGAACAACCCCTGCATCGCCCTGGCTGCAAAGTAGTCGCGCAGGGTCATGCCGTCATTTTGCAAATTGTGCGTTGGCGTTGGAAACGCAGGACCGCCTGTGCTCATATCATCCTCCTGCCAATCGAAACCGATTCGGTTCCGGACTCGTCTTCCCACCGTTTTTGGTTGATGTAAGTCAACGGGGCCGGCTCAAACCCCGATAACCACTGCTCAGAGGCCTTTAAACGGGCCACAGAGGCGATGATTTGATCTGCCAAGGGGTCTAGTGCCTGACGGTCCCATTTCGCCTTACAGGCCGTTTTAGCGACTTTGCGTTTGCTGTTCGGCCAAACTGACCAAAAATCCTCAAACCTCGACGCAGTCGGTGCAACCGACGATATGTCTTTCTCTTTCTTTATCTGTATCTTCTTAGGGTTCGTGTTCGGTTTCGATTCGGTTTCCGATTCGGTTTTCTTCGGCCTACCGCCTCGCTTCCCAAGGGATCGGTTGGTCTCGACCTGACGCTGATATTTGCCGATTTCGGCATCACAACGATGGTTTCGATATCCCTCATCGGTACGTTCAAAGAATTCCATCAAAACCGATTCGGTTATGTCCAGATCAAGGCGGATCTTGCGCGAAACCGATTCGGTATCGAGTGGGAGTGGGCGCTCGCTGATGTAGTACAAATCCAGCAGGCGGCGGTAAGCCAAGTCCTCTGCATCGCTCAGATGCGTGGTGTGGGTGATGTAGTCACCAAGGTGGAATTTGTACCAGATCACTTTATTGCTCCGAACATGTCCGGGCGAAGATCCTTGCGCCT